TCTCGATCACAGTTACTTCTTATGCGAAGCAATAAAATAGGCATACTGAAATGTCCACCTTCTTTTAAAGACTGGAATGACTTCTTCTGCACAGATAAAAATGTTCTTAAGGCATGGGTAAAAAGCAACATAAAAGCCTATACCTGGGACGCCAATATTATCGAACAATTATCTTAAACTTCGGAGTGTAAAATGTTTGCTCTACCACAGTATATCTCGCCTGCACTTCATACACTCCTCTGGACCCACCTAAGATATCATCCGAGTATTTCGGGGTAATACTTTTAGTGTCAAAATTGTACGATAGTGTGTTATCTGATGTTAGGACAGTGTTATCCTCAGTATCATCAAAGTCTTTAATCAAGACTCGGTTTGTAAACTCAGGACTATCGTTCAGTTTGAAAATCCTAAAGGAGGGTTCGGTTACAAGAGATCCACTCTCAAGAAGATTCCGCACATGAGCCCTAACACCCTCATTATCAACGGTAAAGAACACTTTGATTCTTATCTGCTGTTTTGAACCAACTTCAATGTACCGTGTAACCAACTCATTCTTTGTTGATATTTGAAGTGGTTCAGTGACCACTTGAACTTGCGCGTGGTCAAGTCGGAAGGTATTAATGTAGCACTGGGCTTTACTTCCAATAACATCTACAACAGTCCAAATATCAATATTGTTTCCTGTCCCGGAGCAGGTTTGGAAATAGGCAGTTGATATGCTATTGTTTGGGGCACCACCTGGGAAACCACCACCAAAAGCACCTCCAAACGGACCTAGCTCTACTTCAGGATCACTATTGAAAGGTGGTTCAACAGGGTCAATAGTTGTAGTTGTTGGCCAAAAAGCATCAGCATTAATTAAAGCATCTGCCCCCGTATAAGGGGCACCATCAACCCCACCACCCCAAGTCCAGTAATACCCACCAGGAGTAAGGATAACAGCGAAGTGACCATCTTTAACTTTAAAAATGTTAAAGCTTTGGTCAACTCCTTTGTAATCACTTTGAACTGGGCAAGCCGCAATGCCTGCATCTGGTCCGGTCCAAGTAGTATTTATATTCTGGAACCGCGCTTTTAGAACCCCTGGTTTTGGAACTAACCCACGGACGGAACTAACGAGACCATAATTTGTAGCTCCTGCGCTTAAATTTAAATATTGATCTGCGGTACCATATTGTGTGTCCGCAAACACATGGACAGAACAGACCTGATAAGGGTCTTGGTATACTCCATCCTTGATAAAATAGAAATCTAACTTGGTTGGGGTTAGAGGTGTGGGCTTTCTATTTCGTTCAATAACAACTGTTCTGTTAAATTTAGCCATATCTATTATTTAGCATTACGAGCGCGATCAATTTGTTCTTTCTCTTCCTGCTTCTCCTTTATATAGGCAGACAGGAATGTCGTTCTCTCCTCCCCCGTTAGAGAAAGAACATCGTGAAAAGTAAACCCTAAATGATGCACCAAGAAATAGGCTTCTTGAGCTAGAGATTCAAACCTAACCTCTAGCTCGCTGTAAAAAAACCAGCTGTTATCGGTAGCTCTATGTCTTGCAGCTTTTGACAGGCGAGGCAATCAAATTTGAAGCGCGTAACTAAACCATACCAGTTGTGGAACACTTTATCGCGCAGGAAGGCAAAGTCCCTTAAAGTTGTTTTCTGTAAAAATGCCCGTATTACCCTTTGTTCTTTGTATGGTCCAACTGACAATATAAGTTTTGGGATATTATCAATGGCTGACTCCGTTGTTTCGAAAAGTTGTTCGTGGGAGCACCTGGGCGACACAAAAGAAACTTCAATTTTAGAGTCTGGGAGTGTCACTTTTATCGGCTCAACAAAATCATCATCAGCGTACTTCACAATGAAATCACTGATGTTGACATTAAGCTTATTACCCTGATGGCAAGAAGGGCAATCCACCTCAAATTCATACTTGTCGCCATAGGATATCTTTCGAAGCATAAACAAAATATAGTTTTTGTCTGCCAAGGTTAGAGAGTCGTAGTCAATACCCCTCATGCAGTCGCCAAATAAAGATTTAATCACTTTGGAAACACCTGCATTAGTTGAAGCAGTTCGAAGTTTTCTTTCCTGCTCATACTTGAATGGAGTCAATTGCACTCGATCAGTGCCGTCCTTGTACGACTTTCCACGCGATGGCAGTTCAACTTCAAGCCAAGACTCCCCCTGTGGTACATTTTTTAGAAGAATGGCCAAAGCATCTTCAATTGATTGGTCTAAGACATTCTTGGGTTTGGCATTTGGTTCAGGCATGGAGACGGAGGAAGGATCTAATCCTTTCTCTTGAGCATATTCTTGAGCGAGTTCGATTAAAGTTTTTTGTGACATGGAAGGGTTCCTTACTATAATAGTGAGGCTGATGATAAAAATTTATATTTCTAATAAAGATGCTGTAATGGAGACAGATGACGACAAACTCCTTAAAGCTTTATCTAAAAAATATCGTGCCCGCATGCCTGGGTATGAATACGCGCAGGCGTATAAACAGCACAGGTGGGATGGGTATAAATACTTCTTCAACGAAGAAACAGGTAAGTTTGGAGCTGGTCTATCCAAATATATCACCGACGACCTAGATTATCTAGGGCTGACCTACACAGTAGAGGATTCTCGCTTCACAGCGAGCAGCCGACCATTCTCCCCGCCTGGAGTAACTTTAAGGGCATACCAGACCGCGCTGATAGATAAGGTCTTGGAGAGGCGCGGAAGCATCGTGCAGGCACCGACCGGATCTGGAAAAACACTAGTATTAGCTGGTATTTTAAATTCTCTGTCCGACATGAGAGGCTTAATCTTTTTTACAAAGAAACAACTACTATATCAAACATATGAGTATCTTACTAGCCTGGGCTTTGATGTTGGTCGCGTTTGTGGTGACGGTACGGACATTAAACCGATTACTCTTTGCACTATTCAGTCTGTATCAAAAATAATAGATAGCCATGTACAAACGGCTGAATTTATTATTTTTGACGAAGTACATGAATTCTCCATGGGTAAACTGACAACAGCGGCTTTGAAGTCTTTCCCTTTCGCGGAGTACAGAATAGGAATGACGGCTACCGTCCCCAAAGACAAGTACAAAAAACTAAATTTAGTATCAAACCTTGGGCCAGTTTTAGATGATGTATCGACCGAAGAGTTAATGGCTTTAGGATTTTTAACTCCACCAACTATTAATTTGATTAAAATTGAGAATAAGTTAACTTTAGCGGATATGGAGCTTACTTACCCGGAAACCTACGACAAGTTTATTGTTTTCAATGATAAGAGAAATAGAACGGTTTTGAAGATCATTGAAAAAATTCAAGCAGAAAACGCATCTTCAAAAACACTTATTTTAGTAAAAGATCTGAAGCATGTAAAAATACTAAAGGAACTGTACCCGTTGGCGCTAACAATAGAAGGCGCTGACATAATTACGGATAGACAAGCACAAATAGATAAGTTTGTTTCACAGACGCACGGCGTAATAATAGGCACAGTGGTAATGCAAACTGGAATTGACATCCCAGAAATCACACATTACATAAACGCCCGTGGTTTAAAATCAGAGATAGCGACTATTCAAGCCATGGGGCGATCTTTGCGCGTACACCACACTAAAACTGATGTATATATTTATGATTTTCTTGACGAAGGTCCATATATCGGGCAGCACGCAAAAAAACGGGCTATTATGTATAAATCCCATGGTTTCACTGTATTAAAATGAAAAACTCCAAACAAGAAGACAAGAATTTAAATAAGCTTAACCCTGAAATGCGGGATCGCCTGCATATAATGGGACAGCGCTTAGAAGAGCTGGAAAAAAAGAATCTGGTGGATGAATCTATGCTTAGAGAATTGGATAACCTTGTAATGGAACTTATGATGTTCCGTGGCTCGGTTAATTCAAATCTTTACGCGTGGATTAAACAAGGATACCTTGTAGATTAGAGTTCATCCCCTTCTTCCCCACCCACTGCGAGATCATCTTCCTCTTCTTCTGGAAGATTCAAGTCCATTTGGTCTAGAACGCCTGCAATTTTAGAAAAGAGTTGAGTAAACTCTAGATTTTGAGCCTCAAGATCGGCCACGGTGGGTTCCCCCTCCTCTAGACCATCCTCGTCTTCATCTTCCTCAATCTCATTGCCTTCGTTTTCGTCTGTTTCCATTTCTTTAGCTGCTAGACCCTCTTTTTTGAGAAACGCGGGCTTCTTTTTATCGCCCTTTTCTTCTTTTGCGTTAGGATCTTTTTCATCAGAGGCTTTTTTATCCCCAGGTTTTCCACCTTTTTTCTGGAAGGGGTTTTTCTTTCCTTTTTCATCGTCTTCGCTGTCCCCTTCATCGCCTTCATCCTCTGAACCCTTCTTTTTAAATGGGTTCTTCTTTCCTTTTGTGCCTTTCCCTTCTTCATCTTCCCCGTCACCCTCATCACCCATATCAACTTTCTTCTTTTTAGTTAGTTTACGGTCGTTCTTCTTGCCATCTGTATTGGACAGAGTATCCTCATCACCATACAGACCAGCTTCTTTGATGAATTCACCTAAGTCTTTAAAGACAGAGCCATTGAGATAGCCAGTTTTACTTGGTACAATCTCAACATCGCCTCGGCGCAAAGCTTCTGCAAGAAGATTGCACACATCAAGGACTTGAACTCCACCTTTCGATGTTAGTTTTTGAGCGAACTCAACTAAAACATCACGAAGAATACCTTCGTCGCACATATCGCTAATAGTTGTAAAGATTTCAGCCTGTGCCTCTGCAAGTCCACGGAAGGAAGGTACGAATTTCAAACTTTGAACATTCACACCATACTCCTCGTTTAGAGTTTTTATAACAACGGCTTTTAAAGGCTTCTTGAATTCAAATATCTGAGAAATGAAGACAGAAATATCCTTGGGCGAAATTGTACCGGGATTAGACATGCTGAAAACAGACTCAAAAAGAGTTTCCAGTTCTACTTTTGTCGCAAGAGCAAGATAGGGTATTTTAACTACACATTCTTTTAGAGCTGTTTTGATTTTGGAGTCAGTGGAAAAGATGTTGGATGCCAGACGGGAGATATCCTCGTTGTTAACCCACATTTTTGAGAATGAAGTTTTGCTCTCAATAAGCTCATGCTTAATAAGCTCATTGTTGCAAATGATTTCGTACAGGGTTTTGTTGAAATTGTTAGGAATAACAATAACAGACTCTGCTAGGTTGCTCTGCTTTAGAGGTGGTAGATTATACACCTGCTCAACTGTCACACAAAGCCTAAGACTTTCTGCGAGCATATCGCTATTCTCAATTTCCTTTTTGTTCTCCTTCAAGAAGTTTACAAACAAAGGGAATACCTCAATAAACTTCTTAAAGCTTTTCGTTTCGCGGATATTGTACGCCTCGCCAAATTTTTCAATTTTACGGACAAGTTTCTTGCGGGCGTCTTCTATTTTTGCGCGTGTCTCAAAAGACTCAATTAAATTAGAAAAAGTATGCTCAGCGTCAGTGTAGTTATCAGTCTGTAGAGAATCTATAAAACTAGAAATTTCTACGGAGACTTGCTTGTCCACCGCTTCATCTGACATAACCTCGTCCAAAGACTCCACAATGAATTTAGAGAGAGTTAGATTTCCCTTTATGAACTCATAGTCACACCGAATAAAGTTTTGTTTCTCGGTTACAAAAGTAACTTTGTTCTCCTTACTATCCATATCGTAGATAATTAGGTTCTGACGAAGGCGACGACCAATATAATCAGCCGCTTCCGACAGACGAGCAAAATGTTTGGTCCGGTTTTCAAAAAGATGTTTAGGAAGCATAAGCGAAAGGTTACGGTTTTCTAATAATATATAGCAAAATACGAATGGATAATTTTAACTTTTACTTGGGTTCCTCTCCGTACACCCAGAAATCGTCTTGCTGGCTCCCACGAACCAGCACATACCCTTTTGATAATAAGTAAGCTCTAGAAGGCTCCTGGGTTCCTAAATTTCGATATGCGTCAGTTTCGTAAGTTATACATTTAAACTTATACTTGTCAAAAGGAATCTTGTATAAAACTTCAAGAGTTAATGTAGGGGGTTCCAAATCTAGCGATAAATAGTCTACAACCACAGGCAAGTTATTATCCTCAAACCATTGCGCGTAATCAATCTTTAAAGCATTAGCGCAAAGAAGCCCCGCCGTAGACCGTTTGCCCTCCCACTCATCAATAGATTTTTGGTTAATATCTACGGACAAACCACTCCAATCAAGTTCAGTCTCTAAGGCATAAGTATTATTTATTGCTATTGGTCGGTCACAGCCTATATCAACCCAAGTTCCTCTTTTTTTAAAGTTTAAAGTTTCACAAACCCACTTATCTTGTCCTATCTGGGAGTAATATTTCATTTAACGGGGTTCCTCTTTGGGAGGTACATTACCCTGTTCATTTGGCAGCCCTTCACCTGGTGCCCCAGGAGGCATACCTGGCATTCCAGGCGCGGGCATTCCAGGCATAGGAGGTTGTCCACCACCCAATGCCGTAGCAGCGTCACTCTCTTCACTTTGTTCATTCTCCCGTTGACGGTTGATCTCAGCAATTTCCGACTCACTGAGTTTGAAGTAGATTTTTAAGAGGTATTCTTTGGAGAACAGTTCTAGACCTTGTACAGCCTGAACTACTCTGGCTTGCTGTTCTGCAATTTCTAATTTTCGTTTCTCATTTAAATCAGAAGTTGGAGCTAGTTTAATTTTAACAGATTTACGAAGATCTGCGTGTACACCACGGAACTGCAAGTGACGATCCACAAGAGTTGTGATGCCGACTTCAATATCGCGTTGAACCCGCAATACAGCCTTTGCGAACTTAGCATCTAATTGCGACAAGTTCGCTTTGCGTTCTGGGGATTTATCTTTCTCTACGATAAAATCTTTTGGTACTTTAAGGGCAGCAAGCACTTTATCACGGAAGTAACGAACATCGTCAATATCTCCCAAATTTTGTGCTCCTGGCAAAGTTTCTACCTTAGTACCTTGCCCGTTGCGCCACGGAATAAAGAAGTCTTCCTCGGCGGAAATTGGATTAAACCGCTCGTCAGTATTGAACGAATCCTGATTAAAGAATTTCTCTTTCTTTAATTTAGCCTTAATACGCTCCATGAACACTTCCACGCGAGCGGTAGGTAGATTTCCAGTCTCTACATAGAAAATTCTACGCTCAGGTGCTCTGTGCAAACGATAGATTAACATCGCCTCTTCCATCCAGCGTAGAGACTGCCAAGAACGCACAGCCGGAGCTAGTAACGACTTACCGTAAGGATAGTAATTCGGATCAGAGGTATAAACCCTAAAGTGTACAAGCTGGGTTGGTTCTAATTTTATCTTCTGTTGGCGCTCAGTACTTCCAAATTCAGGAGTAGGCGCGTGAAGGGTTTTTGGAACTTCCTGCTCAAACCCCTTCAAATATCCAAATTTATCCTCTTGACGCAGAACAAAGCCAGGGTTCAAAATTTTCAATCGTTGGATGCCAGCTTCAGGATTATTGAGGTCAATAATGTTTTCTACGAAGCAATCACCATACTTGCATACATTTCTAGCGATATCCCAAATGTATTCGTTGAGTTTAGTTTCTGCAATAAACTCCTTAACCATGTTTTTTAATTTAGGACTATCAACTTCTACTGTTATAATGTCCCCGTCTATGTGCTCTTGGGTAGCATCGTCTGCATAGATATCCATGGCGGACCCAATTTCTGGGTACTCATCCATCTTCTCATAATCTTTATAACGCTTGCGCCGTTCGTATTCTAACTTGGGGACTTGGTGGTTAGATTTAGAGAACCCCAAGGTTCCACC